CTCTGCGGGCAACGACATGCTCAACGTGGCCTTTGAAATTACCCAGGTCGAGCACTCGGGTCGTCGAGCGTGGAACAACTTCAATCTTTGGCATCCAACCGAGAACGTCGTCGGAATTGCTCAACGGCAATTTAGTGACATGGCCCGTGCGTGTGGGCTCACCAACTGCAAGGACAGCGACGAGCTCGTGGGCCTTCATCTCGACATCTTTTTGAAGGTCGAACAAGGCAACGGCGCCTACGGCCCGAAAAACCGCGTCGTGAGCTTCCGCCGTGCGCCCGCACAACCGCCGAGTGAAGCAAAGGCGGTCGTCAACGGCTCAGACCTCAACGACGATGTCCCCTGGTGATGATTATTGAAGACACCATTCTCGTTCTTGTGTACTTTGTTTTGTGGGGTTCTCTCCTTGTCATCGGCGGTGTCATCGTGGAGGTCATTCTTAATGTCAAAAATTATTTTGAAAGAAAGAGATCGCGTCAGACGCGAAATGGAATATCTGGAGGCTACGTTGCAGACCCTTACCGATGATGTTAATCGGTTCGGGTCAGGCCAGACACATCTTGATGAATTCAACGAGCGGCTCGAAGAGCACATCAAAGTGTTCGCGGGCCGCTTACGGGAACTCCGTCAGTGTTGGGCCATCCAAGAAGAACAGGATTTCATTCAAACAATGAACTCATCCATTCCGAAACCGCAAATATAAGGAGCGCCATGCCAACAGAAACCAGTACCATCGCCTATCGAGCGATTACTAATTCGGGCGTCCTCGGAAATCAGCAGGAACAGATTGTGAGTTTCCTGCGTTTCAACAAAAGCCAAAACCCGCGTTGGAATTTTTCGAGAAAAGAGATTTCGAGAATTCTCGATCTCGAGGTCAATGCAGTCGCGGGAAGAATCAACGAGCTCGTGAAAAGCGGCCTGGTCGTCGAAGACAAAAAGCGCAGATGCTCCCACTCCAAACGACTCGTGACACCTGTGAGGCTCAAATAATGACAAAGATCCCCGAACCGCGAGACCCCACACTCGAGGCGGTCGATGATGCGATTGCCAAGAACAACCAACAAGAACCCCGCAACTACCTGGGCGCAAGCGGCCTCGGCCATGCGTGCTCGAGACGGCTCTGGATGTCCTGGCGTTGGGTACTGCCTGAGATCATCGACGCCACGGGTTGGCGCAACATCCTAGACGGCTTTGCTAGCGAGCCCATCCAGGCGGAGCGCCTCAAAGCGGTGCCAGGAGTGCGGCTTGAAACCCACGGCCCCGACGACAAGCAGTTCGGTGTTTCGGCGCTTGGCGGGCATTTGAAGGGCCATCTCGACGGCGTCATCAAGGGATTGATCCAGGCACCAAGCACCTGGCACATATGGGAGCACAAGTGTGTGGGGGAAAAGAATTATCGGAAGGTTTCAAAAATGAAATCCGAAATGCCAGAGAAAGAAGTTTTGGAGGGTTGGAACCCGACCTACTTCACTCAGGCGCAACTCTACATGGGCCTTGCAAAGAAAGGCCCAATCAAACGCCATTACATGACGATCAATTCTGCGGGCAACCGTATGATGAACAGTCTTCGTACCGCGTTCCAAAAAGACAAGTTCGATCAATTCATTCAGAAAGCCAAAGACATCATCGAGGCGAGTGCCCCGCCGCCGAAGATTTCAAACGATCCAAATTACTTTGTGTGCCGATGGTGTCACCTCAACAAAATATGTCACGACAACACCACGGCTCAAGTCAACTGCCGCACCTGCGCGTTTGCCACGCCCTCGATGGACGGCAACGCGAAGTGGGCTTGCGACTTTCACGAGCGCACGATCTCAACCAAAGAGCAGCGCAAAGGCTGCCCCAAACATCTCTACATTCCCGAGCTAATACCCTGGGCCCATGTGCATCAGATGGACAAGATCAATCACACCATCACGTATCGCACCGACAAGGGCACGGAGTTCGTGAACGCAGAACATAACTCCTGGGAGAAACGACCCAGGCATTTCAAAAGCAAAGAGCTTCAGTACATCAACGAAGGTTGGATCGACAACGAGGACTCGTTGTTCGAGAAACTTGCAGCCTTCAAACCAACTATCACTGGTGTTAAAAAGAAGGAGATTTTTTGATGAAGATTCTCACCCTCGTAGCAGTCGTTATTTTTTTGACGGGTTGTAGCTACATGACCCGTGTTGAAGTTGGTAAGTTCAGCGCAAGTCATTCTATCCACGCAAACAACAAGAACTTTGAATGATGAAGAACCTGAAGCCGAGCGATCTTAACCTTAACAAAGATTATTTGAACGTTCGAGAAGCGTCCATCTATTGTGGTGTATCTGAAAGTCAATTCCGTGCAAAAGCAGCCGACGGCTTCGTGCCGTCGGTGTTGTTCATGGGCAAGCGCCTCTATAAGCGGGCTGACATCGCTCGCGCCATCGACTCAAAACTCCTCATTCTATAAGGCTTTTTCCCCTATTGCACATTGTGCTTGCAATGGCACGATGTGCTATGCAATAATCTGTCCTGTCAGCGGGGGCAATCGAGAGACAAGAAAGCCTGACTACCGAGTGGGGAGAGACCTCACAAAACGCCGCAAGGCAACACACCAACGAGTTAATAGCGACAAGCCCAGTCAAGGCTTGTCAGTATTAACTCAGAGAAGGAGAAATCAATATGAGAACAACTTACAAGGCAGAAGTGCATTTCAATGTCAATGTGGTTGCATGTTGGGAGTTCAATCACGGCGAATGGGAACAAACACAAAATGCGTAACACCAACAAGCGTTTGCTCACGCTGATCAAGAAGCATGGACTAACGAGCTCGCGTGTAGCGGAGCTCGTTCATGTACAACAAACAACGGTTCAGAAGTGGCGGCAAGATCCAGGCAATATCGCGTGGAGGCGTATGCCGCCTGGTCTGCTCGAGCTTCTGGAAATCAAATTGGGAGAGACAAAATGGCATCTTTGAAACCAACACTTGAAAAGTGGAAAGAAGGACAATCCTTTCTTTTGCGTTACAGAGTCAACGGTGTACAACTGACGAAAGGTCTCGGCAAGGTATCGAAAAAGGTAGCTCGTGACGCCATGCGTACGGCGACCCTACAGGAAAAGAGTAAAGGGGCCGTGACAGCAATCACCATCGATGTCACGGACACCGACACAGGCATCACGTTCAACAAATTCTTGGACGGCGGTTGGGAATCCAACACCCCTGGATACCTTAATGACTACGCGCAGGATCATCCGCGAAGTGAAGGTGACATTCGGTCGAGGTTTAGAGAAAACGGTTTGCTCAGAAAAACCTTCGGGCCACTTAGGATCGGAAACGGTCAGGCAACTGTTGATCAATGGGTCAAAACGTGGAAGAAGTTCAAGGGAGCTCGTTTGGAAGAGGTCGGGCCAGTCGCATTGCAACGCGATTTCCAATACCTTCGGGCCGCCCTCAACCGCGCTGCACGGGACTATCGATTGTGCAAGGTGAGCCCGTTGGCGACCGCGAAATTTGATGTCGAAGTGATCACCCGTCCAAAGGGTTTTTTGCTCCCCGAGGATCTCAAGGCAATCTATGCTGAGTCCGAGGAAATCCACGCGGCTGAGTTTCGTTTCGGTGCGAACACGGGGTTGCGACGCGGCGAATATCCCGTGCTTGAGAAAACCAGGGTCGGTCGAGACGAGATGGAGATCATCACCCCCAAGACCGATCAAAAGGGTGTCGCGGTTCGGCACATCGGACTTGATGAGAGTGCTCAAGACGCCAGGGATCACATTCTTTGGCGATCTGAATCGGGAAAGCTGTTCTTCGAGCCTCGGAGTTTAGACACCTGGGGCAATCGCTTTCGGACTGCGCGTGATAAAGCGGCGAAGAAACTCACGGATGACGGGAAGGAGGTTTCCGACGCCCTCGAGCGTGGCACCTTCAATTGGCTCCGCCACACCTATATCTCAGCTTTGGTGAATGACGCGAAAATCCCATTGCCCGTTGTCGCAGACCTCGCGGGCCATACCGACATCAAAACCACAATGACCTACATTCACGTCACTGACCAACACAAGAAGGATGCAACCGCTGCGTTGAGTCAACTTGGGTACTAAAAAAAGCGGGGGCCGCTTGGCCCCCGTTCTCTCTTGTAAGATTTTTCCCTAATCTATTTTGTGTACCATTTTGTGTACCTCTTCACCAATCCGAAAAACACCACCCTTCTAACTCACTGTTTTTATTGGGAAATTTGGTAGCGGGGGTAGGATTTGAACCTACGACCTTCGGGTTATGAGCCCGATATACCCCTTCAACAAACCGCAGAAAATGGCGGTTTTCCTAGACTTTCATTCTAGTCTAATCCCATATGACGCCATAGAAATACATAGTTCTACGCCGTTTTGTGTACCATTTTGTGTACCTCATTTACTCCTCGCAACTCTCACACGTTGTTGCTCGATACCAGGCGCTCGGTTCAATCGAACAGGCCGCCGCAGGGGCGTCTTCGATTGGGGGCTTCGATGAGCGCATAGCGCTCAGTCTAGCAAACAGCGTGGGTGAAATGCCAGAGAACCATCCGTGCGAGCTTCCACGACGGCACAAGATGTCGATCACCTCGGCCTCGCTCTTTGCCGCCTCGAGCTCCTCAATGAAGGTGCGACCAGGCGCAATGGGCGATTGAATAACAGTTTCCACAGGCTCGCGATAGGGGGCGTTTTCGAGTGTTCTAAGATTCAGCCAGATGATTTTTGGGTGACGACTTCAACAACGCACCCTCGAGGGATCGAGAGTATTCCCGCGCCAGTGTTGTCGTCGGCAAGCGTCGTTGCCAGTTTGAGGGTTTCCTCGTCTTCATAGGCCATCCACCCGACCGACGAGAAGGTCGGACAATTCGTTTCTGCGTCCGTCGGCGATTCCCAACCCACGGAATGAAGCGTGTCCCGCCACTTCACAATCACCAGTGACGGCCTGGGGGCGCTCGCCCCGTTGGACTTTTTCTTGCGACTCATTTTTTCTTTTTTCGTTCAAATCCATTTGGAATCAGATACCCCAAAATAAGTGGTAAAAGGTAGGTGGCGCCGATAAAAAGCAACAGCCCAATGCCGCCGATCTCTGTGAGCTTTTGCAACAGCGACCACATGTTGTCGGGCGCTTTGTTCACCACAGTCTCAGCCGTGACGTTGGTCGCCTCACTCTTTGGTGTCGTGATCGCCGACGCCAGGGCCGCAGTGCTTCCGCCAACCACGCTCGGGATCACAATCCCTGGCGCAACCATCGAGGTCACGCCCACAGCAGCCGAGGTCGCTGCACCAGTTAACAGACTACTCTTGATGGCCCCTGTTGAGCAACCTGATAACGCCATCAGTACGATCAGAATGCGATAACAATGACGATAATGACGACGCCAATTATCCACGGGCGTTCTCGAACCTCGGCTAAAATCTTTTTGATCATGTCCATGTATTTTCTCCATGTGATTAAATGTGAAAATTATTTTGAATACGCCACTGGCGTATAGCTTCTTGTCGAGCGAGATAGCGATGCCATCGTTGGGTCAAATACCGTTTAATTTTTGTGATCAATGGCCGTTACCATAAAGTTTGTCAGTGAGCTTGTTTACCTGCATTTCAAGCCGTTCAATTTTTAAATCTTGTTTTACGTCACTAGGAAGAGAGCCTGAACCCCACTTTCCTGCGGGCCAAAGTTTTACAAACTCGGCATTCGCTTGAACGGTTTTAGCCATCATCTGAATCTGATAATCGTTGTGCTGTACTTTTGCCGACAATGAAGAAGCCCACCACACAATGCCTCCTGCCTGTATCAATAGTCCTACGCCTAGAGAGATGAAAAACTTACTGTCCATTAGTCGTAGCTATATCCACCATAGCCTCCCTTCTGCTGCGACGGCCCTTGTGGCGGCCCTGCGCTTTTTAATGCGTCAAAAAGCTGACCGTGTTGGTTAGCGATGTCTCTGTTGGTTTGCCTGATCTGCTCGAGTTCCTTGCTGATCTGAGCTACTTGAAACCTCAACACGTCCAGTCCCTTGATCGCGTCTTGAATCGCATCTTGGTCATCAACAACCTTTTTCAGATTGTGAATTTCGATCTGACATTGTTGGGCGTCTTTTTCCAACGCCTCAATTTGCTTTCCGTGAAAGCTCGACTGCACAGTAGCCACGCGGTCTACCTCTGCTGACAGACTTGAGGCCCACCATATTGCGGTTGCAGTTTGACCGACCAGGAATATGATCGCGCCTATTAGATATGTTGGTATTTTCATTGACCCATCCATTTGGTAAGTAGTGATGCCGTGGCAGAGCTAAGTCCGATTAACCCGACGGCGAGACCGACTCCGAAACCTTTTGTGCGAACCAACTGCTTCTCGAGGCAATCAATGCGGTTGTTGTTCTCACGAACTTCATAAGAAAGTTGATCGACTTTTTCAATCAGCTTTCCGATTTCGACATCTGTCACTTCGCTCATAGCTGAATCTTGTTTTCCTGGGTTGGAACAATTTCAAAGAGCTCACCCGTCGTCACAATGCAGGGGACTGTCCTTCCCTCCGCATTGGTTTTGAACATCATGAAAGACCAGTTGGTGTTCTCGGGATTCAAAAACAGAATCGCGCCGCCTGGGGTGCCGCTCGATTTGGTCGTGCCTTTGATGATTGGAAACTGCCCCGCCCTTTTGTGAAAATCAAAACCTTCTTCGAGGCTGTCGAAACATATCAAATTCATCGGCAGTTGCACGGGCACCATCCGTGCTTGCGCGGGCATAAAAAAAGCCGCCATGAAGGCGGCTGCGGTCAGGAGTTTTTTCACGAAGGTTCTGTAGGCCATACTACTGCATTAACATCCTCAACAGTAGTTAAGTTAGCGGTCATATCTCTAAGCTCTTGCCTGTATTGTCGCATCGAGGCTGACATAGAAACATCAGACAAGCCATGCCAATCTGTAATTGCAAGCCTACTATTCCTATCTGATCTTAAATTTGCAATAGCTCTGTCAAATGCCCCTGCTTCCCATGCCGCTTCTTCCGCATCTCTTGCGGCTTCTTCTTCAGCGGTGAAAGGTATTTGAACGCCATCTACCATTTTATGTCTTGCCATCTTTTGCTCCTATTTTATTCCGTACATTTGAATCACGCCATCAAAGTTGCCTGATGACATCTTAAAGTCTATTGCGTTTATTGCACTAGCGGTATTAGCGTACCCTTGAGAATACATATCATTGCTATAATCACTGGCATGATGACAATTAAACCTGCTCATCCAATGTTTTATAAAAGTTGTATTTGATGGAGTCCAAAAATACAAAACCCCTGAAGTGCTTTCATCCGCCCCACTGCCTAAATCTGCGCTGATCGGTTGGTAAGAGGTACTTTGAGCAAGATCATTCCCAGTCTGATAATCAAGGTCAGTAGAGCTTCCATTATGTTGCGCCCTAAAAAATGTAGATGTTTTTGTTATATTGTAATTAGATCCGCCATCCGTACTAAAATTCATCGTTAGTGTATTTGAATCAGTAGCAGGGCCAATGTCCGTAAACACAAACATATATTTAAAATAAGTGCTAGTTAGTCCAGAGGTAAAAGCTGCATTAGTTACGTTGGTTGATGTTGCCGTAGCAATAAGGGTTGGTATGCCTCCGATCTCCATTTTATAGCCCCCACATTTCAATGGTTCCCGCATCTATATTTCCAGAATCCATTTTAAAATTTACCGCATTAATGGCAGATGTAGTCTCCAACATACCACCAATGAACATATTAAAAGCATAACCATCATCTCTGTGATACGAACATTGAGATGAGATATGTTTGTAATAAGTGGTATTACTTGGATTGTATAAATGAAGATAACCAGATCCGTTAGAATCAGCATCATTTTCCAAAGACTGCATTAATTGTTGATAATCTGTTGAGCTTCCCAAGTCTCCACTAGTTCTATAGTGCAACAGGTGATCTCCAGAAGATTCAATGTTATACGAGTTAGTGCAAGTAGTGGTTTTTGAAACGTTATAATTACTTCCACCATCGGTTGAAAAGTTCACCGTAAAATGTGACATGCTTGCAGGATGAATTTCTATAAATTTAAACATATACAATTTGTAAGTAGAATCAATGCCAGAAGCAAAGGCTATATTTCCAGAGCCTGAAGCAACTGTTTCCGTTATTTTAGTTAATGCCATTATTTCACTCCATACATATTGACTGTCCCATTCATATTGCCTGATGACATCTTGAACTGAATAGCGTTGATTGCAGATGTGGTATTAAAATATCCTGCAAGATGAAAGTCATAAGAATTATCATTGCTTGATACTCTAGAACAGCGTGACATAAACTGCTTAACAAAAGTTGTACTGGATGGATTATAAAGCCTTAAAGAGCCTACGCCACTTTGATCATTATCCGATCCAAAGTTCTCTGCTAATAATTGAAATCCAGTTCCTTGTGACTGATCTGTAGAGCCGTCATAGCCCAAAAAGGCTTGAGAGACGCTTTCAAAATGGTACGCCCTAAAAGTATTGTTAGTGGTTGTTGTATTATAGTTAGAGCCGCCGTCTGTACTGCATTGGAAACTGAAACTAGCACCATCTGTTTCAGGATGAATATTGTAATATTCAAATATATATTCTTGATGGGCAGAAGTTATATTAGAAGTAATAGACAAACTAGCTGAATCAGAAACGGTTTGCGATGATAACAATACTACATCGCCAGTTGATACTCCTGCTACCCCAAGTAATGTTTGTTTAAATGCTCCTAAAGGCATTAACCCATCTCCAGTCCAGCGGCAAAGCCATACCAGATGGTTCCCCCGTCTACGGTAGTGAAGCAAATAATATCAACTCCTGAAGTTGTCAGAGTGGGTGCAGAGCCTCCTGCCCAATCTACTGATCCAGGCCAGTTTACAGTTTGTGATCCACCGTTGGTAAGAATAAGAGTGAACGAACAAGACTTTCCTGATGCAGATGGGTTAGAAAATGTAAATGTATTAGCACTTGTATCAACGGTTGCTGTTACGACATTACCTGCTGTTAAATCTATGTCTTGCGTTCCGCCACCTGTTGCACCTATAACATTGACTGTTTCAGAATAATCTTTCATCTCTGGCCTTGTCGCCAACTGATCTGCAAAGACAGTCTCTCCGCTCATAGTTCCGCCGCTAAGAGGCAATGCGGTTGTCTTGCTTGCGTCTATTGCGGCTGACGCATTGATGTCTGCATTCACAATTGTTCCATCGATGATCTCGTCCGAGGTCACGTCCACCACGGGTTTTACCCGTCCGATATAAGCCATTACGTTATCTCCAAGATGCTTAGGAAGCACTCAAGGTCAGACGCTGCTGATGCAGTGACCACGAGCTTATCTGATGCTTCCAGATTTACAGGTTTGTCGAACACTAATGTGCTGTCGGCAGGAACAGGTATCGTTTTTCCGACATGATAGTAGGCAGTCGCGGAGTTGTCGTAGACTTCAATAGTTGCATCCGCAGAATTAGTACCATCGATGTTCGAGATGTAGATGCCATGAAGCACAGCAGAGGTCGAAGCAGGACAGGTATAAATGTCGGTGCGACTGTTGCCCACCGCAAGCCCTTTGTTTTTGAATGTGTTTGCCATTTTGTTTTCCTATAGAGCTATTGCCATCGCTATTGCTGATGGATCTGTTTCAGAGGTAATGCCAGGGGCTATGCCTATCCAAGAACTGCCGTTGTAATATTTGAGCTGGTTTACTCCGCTGTTCGAGTCGTACCAAAGATCGCCACTAGAGGGTGAACCAGGTGTCGAGGTACTTATCGTGTACTCGCTCGAGTATCGGTTGATGGATGCTTCGTTGGTCGCGCACGTTGAAATTGCAGCGGCGATCCCTGCGAGCGTGTTCATGTTGGTGACGTTGCCACTTGTTCCAAGCGTGTTCATGTCCGACACAGCATCGGCTGTTCCGAGGGTGTTCATATCTGAAACGGCGTCAGCCGTTCCCAGGCGTCCAATCTCTGTTGCTTTCCCTGCGGTAGCGGTCACATCTGAAGAGATACCTGCGACGGTTGTGACATTCGCAGAGATACCTGCCACTGTGGTGACGTTCGCTTGGATACCGCTGACCGTGTTGATGTGGCCCTGGTCTGTGGAACTTGGTGTGGTTCTCAACCAGGTTGTGTTACCCAGGTCATAAACCATCATCGCATTATTCGTCGTGTTGAAATAAAGGGCACCATCAACCAAAGCGTTTGAATCGTTATCCGTCGTTGGATTGGAGCTCTTGACCCCTAAGTAGCGATCATCGAATGAATCGTATGAAGCCGCCGCAGCCGTAGCAGAGCTCGCGGCTCCTGTGGCAGAGCTCGCCGCATTGGTTGCTGACGTGCTTGCTGCTGACGCCTGAGTCGTTGCGGTACTGGCCTGAGTCGTTGCCGTTGTTGCAGACGCGGCAGCGTTGGTTGCCGAAGTGGCTGCATTTGTGGCTGAAGTGGCTGCCGATGCGGCATCCACCAGGAGGAACCACTTCGCAGAATCTGTGTTGCTCGAGATCGGTTGAGCTCCCGAGCTCGTGTGAGTCGTCAAACAAACGTAGATGTTGCTGTTCGACGTGTCCTTGATGATGTCTCGTACAGTATAAGCGGTCGATGCGGCCCAGTTGCCTCTGACAACACCAATCTCATGTGTTGCGATCAAACCGCCCGAAGCGTCGAACCCAAAAACTTTGTTGGCTCGGGTTGCAGCGTCTTCAGTGACCTCGACTGTTCCAACGTCGGTCACGGTCGTGGCAAACTTAATTGATCGTGCAGCTTCCTCGTCGATTTCCTGCGTTATATATGTCAAGCGGTCGAGGTTGGTCTCGAGCGTGTCGGCGGGAAATTTTGAGTAATCCTGATAGTCCGAGCCCTGGGTTCTGGCAAGAATACGTTCGATGACCACTTTGTTGCCACTCGCGGGGATGTTACCTGCGGTGAAGACCACGTTGCCGCCCGACGCATTGCCCGCGTTCGTGACGGTGTAGTGTGTGGTGAGTGATTTGAGAGCGCCGCCATCGTAGACCTTGAGATCCGCATTGGCATAGATGGGAAAGCCGTAGGCGAACGTGTCCGTTGACCCATTACCTGTGTAGCTCGTTTTATTTGTGGTGCTTGAAACCGTCATAATTCGCCTCGATTGTAGATTCTACGCATGACCATGTTGATCAAATATTTGGTGTCCAATCAAAAAAGGGTTCTTTGCCTTCGGGTGCCAGTGGTGCAATATTTCTCTCCCGCATCTCACCTTCGACTCGATCATCACCATACAGTTGTCTTAATCCCTGTTGCCATTTGAGTTGGGCCCGACGACCTGCATCTGTTCGATACCGCAAAGTTCCGTCCTCGTTATACCCCTCACTCGCGAGCATCCATTGTTTTGCTGCGTCGTTGAACTCGCTTTGAATTTGTCTAAGAAGTTCCACCTTACCGAAGTTAGTCATCAAAGCATCGGGATCACCGCCTAAATATTGATTACTGCTAATAATGCGATCAATTACTTCTCGCATATTGAGATATTCACCCTCACTCGGCTTGCTCAAATAAATGGGTCGTAGCCTTCCCTGATCGTTTTCACCGTAGACATTGGGTGCCCAATAGTCGCCAATCGTAGGCGCACCATCCCGAAAAGAAAACTGCACTTTGATGTCTTGTCGAGAAAGCCGATTCAGTATGTAGTGTTCGTCTTTTGTGAGCTTTACATTGGCGATTCTCTCTGGCGTCATGGTGATCGCTGCCTCACCAGTTTCTTCCAGTAGTCGGGTCACCTCAACGTCAACGTCATCCATGTCAACTTTAGGTGAGGGGTATGGATTCCAAAACCAGGAATCATAATCCCAATCCTCTCCCCAAACATCCTGGCTCGGAGTGAGTTCCATCGAAAGCCCTGGCGTACTGTTTCTGATCGTATCAATAATGCCCTGCGTTTCACGCATCGTGGGGTCAAGCAATTTGCGAAGATCGCGTCTTAGTCCCGCGAGCGGTACTACGGCATTTGCGCTCTGTCCAATGAAACGGCCCATATAACGTCCTGGGTCGGTTAAAGCACGCATGAATTCGTGAATGTTCATCATAAAGGTCTTATTGATGGTTGCCTCAGAGATGGCGACGGTTAATGCCATAACCGCAGTCTCGAGCTCTTCTTGGCGCTCCTTCGTAATGTCGTGGTTCTCATATGCTTTGTAGACTTCGGCGATGTCTGCGGCTGCAACAGCCAGTAGTGAGAACGGTTCCATACGATCAAATGACACCCATCGGGTGACTCTGCCGTTTTCATCCCGAATGGCAACGGATCTCCGTTTCCATTTTGATGCTTTTAAGGCATCACGTTGTGTCGCGTCTTTCGGCCCACTGCCTGTGATGTAGCCGTTCATCGCTAACGCAACGAGACTCATCGCCATCATCGATCCGTAAGTCATTCGAGCTCGTGCAACTTGCGATTTCGCTATCGCACCAGGCGCGTACTGACCTGTTGTGGGATCAGGTTTCGGAAATAGCTCGCTGCGTATTCGTGCTGACCGAAGACCCAATACCGTATGCTCCGCGAATCCAACCTTTGCAATATTGGTTGGAGTTCTAACAAAAGGAATCATCCATTTAAGTTCGGCAAACGAATTCACCCACTTTTGAAACCCTTGCCCCCCTTCCCCTAACGCATTTTGAAATGTCTGATAAAGCGCAAACTCGTCGGACTCTTTTATCATATGCTCGGACGGTTCGTGCATGATTGCGAGCAGTCTGCTCGCGGCCTCGTCTTTACTTAATCCAAGTTCTTGCGTTTCCATCATGGCTTGTCGGTACGCAAGTTGCGAATACTTTGCTCGGCCATTGATGACTTTGAAAAACGCATCCATCGGGCCAAGCATTCGCTCCATCGGAAAGCGTGCCACTGGGCCATAAACGTCAGCTAACCAACCCCACGGGCCGCTCCATCCAAGCGCCTGTGATGAGATCGCTTTTCCCCGTCCGAGTTCAAACTTTCCAACATCTCCGTACTGTTCCCCTGTCTTAAACGCAATTGCCATTGCTTGAGTCGCATCGTGAAAGCCGTTGAAAAGACCAAACAGAAAAGCCGAAGCCTCACCCTTTTGAATCTTGTCCTGGGAATTTGGTAAGTTGCGTCCAAACTTCGAGCCGATGTATATATCAATCGGCGCTTTGACGGTCATAAGCGTGTTACCACCTATATTGACCAGTTGAGTTTTAATACCTGAGAGGATTGAACCGACGAAATGTTCGACGAAAGCAGCAGCATAGCGGTTCATTCCGCCTTTAGAACCTGCAACAATACCATTCACACCCGCGAGCTCGTCGTTTGCCAGAACATCAAGCGCGGCTTGTTTCACATTAAGTTGGCCGCTCCACGCACCCGCAAGCTCGGCAATGCGATCTTGGGAAACCTCAATCCCTTTTCGCATGTTTCCAGTGCCAACCCCTGGCGATCCAGGCCCAGGCACATCACCTCGTAGCGCACGCAGACCGCGACCCAGTTCGGCACGAGCGCCCATGAATTGGGCCATCCACTGCCGATGAAAATCAAATTGATTCATGAACATGACTTGTGTCTTTGACGAATCATCTCCATCGACAATCTGTTTTGCTAAAATTTTAAGCCGCTTGGCAGACCCTAAAAGAATTGAGCGTGCGGCCATAATTTGTTCCGCGTTCACACCTTCACCTAATTTTCTTTTCATAAACTTCTCGGTGAATTCTTTGCTCTGACCGAGCTCTTCAGCTAGGTCAGCAAGCTGATCATCATAGATCACGCTGCGTCGCGCTTCGTCTATTTCCTTCGCATAACCTTCGGCCATGTAAGCAAGAGCGCCATCAGCGTCCCCATGCGTATTGAAGGTATCGTATTTTGGGTGATGGCTTTGCGTGGTGTCATAATCATCCAATGACGTGTCGTTGAGCTCCCTTGCGTAAGTACCCGATGATTCCAAGTCGCCGAGTTCCTCATCACTTAAATCAAGCCGATCAGTTTTTGTCGTTGGTTCAGTGACATCTACCTTAACTGCGTCACCAACATCTGCAACGGGATCTTTGATCGGTTTAAAACCCAGGATAGCTTTTCTGAGCGGGCCCGAGATCGCAACCTCAAAGGCTTCGTCATCCATAAATAGAGACGTCTCAGGCTCTGTAACTAAAGAAGTCTCAGGCTCTGTAACTAAAGAACCCTCAGATTCGACTGAGGGTTCTTGAAGGGTTTCTGGCTCGAGGTCTGCTAATGGCTCGGCCAGTTCGTGGGGTTGTCTGATCATTCTAAGATACTCATATCAATTCCCGCATTTTCAAGTCGTCGTTGCTGATCCGCTTGACTGGATAGTTCAATATACCGTTTCCAATTCTTGGGCTTGCCTTCATCGAGCACATCAAACCCAGTGGGGTGCCCTTCAATCCCGTAACGATGCCAAAGGTTAATTGTTTCTTCGGGAAAGTTACCTGTCGCAAGTGCTTTGAAATAACCATCGGCGCCCATGTTCCAGGCACCAATTAAATTTTGTGTGTCCACTGGGATGTCCAGATTCTGTAATTGCAGCTTCAGAACCTCGAGATAAGTCTCACCCGCGAGCTCGAGAAGCTCTGGATTCTCAACGGCCTCATCCATTGAAACGCCTTTTAATTCGGCGGGGTATTTGACACCGAACTCTGCGGCCTCGGCTTCGAGACCCGCGTATGTCTTCGGCATCATCTGAATGTGACCACGCGCACCGTCTTCAGAGACGGCGGTTGGATCGTTGTTGGATTCGGCTAGTGCGAGGCGTTCAAGATCAACGGATGCATCAGCAGCAAGCGGTACTGTTGCGGCTAACCCTGCGGCTTGGATTTTGGAACTTCTTTCGTATCCTTTGAGGTTGCTTTCGATGATTTCTTCAAGTTCCGACCGTAGACTATCCCAGTCGGCTGTGGTGCGTCCGACACCGAGCTCCTCCAACCTCTTATTGTAACTTTGCCCATTTGGAACCTCCGCCCAATCGTTTGATGCCTTTATTATCCTCGCTTCTGAGAAATCAATCAAGACATCGTAATCGAGTTCCTCAAGTGCCTGTTTTATTTCGCCTTTAACTACTGCCTGTAGTGCCTCTTTTCGCTTTACTCCACCCTTATCAATTAACACCCGAATTCCGACGTTACCGTCTATTGTCTTAATTGGTTGATAACCGACAATCAGACCCGTTGAATCAGCATCCATAATGGTTTGCCAGATGGATTGTAACCCTTCATTTGAGGCTAGGTTTTCTGAGCCGTCTTCAATAAAGTCAACCGCAAACGCCTTGGGGTTCTTTGTTGTTGCTTTTAGAGAATTTACCCATACCTCAGTTCGATTCAATAACAGACCGAGTGTATTGGCCGCAATTTCTGCTGTCCTTGTGGATGACAGAGATTGCAGAACCGTGGAAGGATTCTGAAAGTTCTCCCAACCACCAGTGCCATGCACTAAACCCCGTAAATCAATACCCGATATATCTTGGGCCATTTCAAAGGCACGATCACTCACTTCTTGGGTTAATTGATATTGCTGATCAGAATCTAATGCACTAAAGCGTTCACCGTATTTAGTCGCCCAGGGAGAACCATCTCCAGGTGCGATCTCAAATGAGATTCGCCGTAAGTTTTGAGTCAACGCATCTTTCACATCAACCGCACCGCCCGTTGAAAAGTTGTTGATCATATTTATCCAACCAATAGCCTGTATCTCGTGCGGTTTCCAATCGCTTCTTCCTTGCCATTTCACATCATTGAGATGGTCGGTTAGTGATTGTCCAAAAAGACTGCGATTCTCGTACTGAGTCTCACCAGGGGCATTTTCAAAATCAGTTTTCAATTTGGTAAGTTGATCTTCGTCATAACCCGCCTGTCTCAATCGATTGATCAGTGCCTGGTCAACAAACCCTGTGTCGCGTCCTGTATGCACATCCACCACAAACGGTTTTCCACCGCGATCATCGCCGCCCATCCAACTTCGAACTGGAACACCTTCTGCTGAATCCACAAAATCAGAAATCTTTTGCCCTACCCCTGCCTGGATGTCTTCATCCAGTAAAACCGCCCGTGCTGCTGATGATGGGTTAGGGAGCCCACCCGATATAAGTTCCCCAACAGGTGTACCGCGTGTAACCTGCTCTCTTTGTAATAACGCATTCGCTAATGCTGTATCCACGGATGTATTTTGGTTTGCAACCAACCACGCACGCATCAGAGTGTCAGCTTCTTCGGGAGAATCCGCGTATTTGAGAAACTCTCCGCGAACTGTGGAATACCATTTAGATGCTGATGCAATATCGTCTGGCGACATCATCGTTTCCACTCTGGTAATCCAATCGTCAAATGTAATATCTCCGACAACAAAATCGGGCAATCCAGATCCGTCAGGCGCCTTGATCACCGTGCGCTCGTTCTTCGGGCCGCCAGGTATATCCTTTCCTGATGCTGCGGCTACATTGCGTTTAACGATCCGTTGCACTCGAGCATTGGTTGCATCCTCTGGAAATGAAAGTGGAGTTGGTGAACGGTACACCGCATCACCAGACGGGCCAACACCAGATCGAAGCTCTCCAGGTCGCGGCGTCCAATCATCGAGCGCGGTTTTACCCGTGTTGATGAGCTCCTTCACTTTCCATGAGAGGCCGTTGCGTTTGATCGCTGAAAGACCGTCGATCAACCCATACATAGCGAGGCCCAGTGGAGCGCCTTCCCCGATTGCGAGCTTCATACGACTCATGAGGCGCTCTTTAGCGGTTGCATCTTCTCCGACCCTACTGTCAAGAAAGTTGACCACCGCATTGTCAACATTGAACTCACGCAACATGGTCGCAATGCCCCCGAGCTCGGGATCAAAAGTGGCATCGGCCATCATGCCCGCCCCCATGTCGGTCGTGATGTCTGCGGCTTTTAGGTAACCCGAACCGCCAATGCGGATCAACCCGCCGCCGCTTGCAAACATAGTCATGAAATGTGTGATTGATCTGAGAAACTCTTCGCCGCCCCCGCCCCCGTGAGCAATGTCAGGAAGCTCAATCTTAATGTCGTTGTATCTTGGGTCATCGGGCGTTACCCATTCAAGGCCGTTGCCGTAACCCCAAGCGATCTTGCCTAACGGTTTTACGCCGTCAATATCGGCGCCGAGATCAAATGCCCCTTGCACCGCATCTCGAGCACCGCCACCTAAAATTCTCCAAAGTTTTTTGATAAGTCCTGGATAAAACTCGGCCACTTGTTCACGCAGTTCATCTGACCCCGCGCCGCCCTTGAGGTTATCTGCTGCAATGTTATTGGCGTTCGTGATACTTTTTAATGTTTCCTCATCCATGCCGTCCATTAAGTCATCAAGCACCATGTTATTGACGAAGGCTCTGGTTCCGTCACGGACGGAATTTTGTTCGGAGTTCCGATTCACTAACGATGCAGAGTTAATGTTGGCATCTCGTGACGCAGAGCTTTGAATTAGGTTGATCCCTGCCACAATAGGGTCATTGTCTTGCCATGTATTTAACAGATACGCAAACGCTTTCTTCTGAGCAGACGTACCCGTTTCCCACTCTGCTAACTCTTCGAGTTGTTTGAGACCAGGCGACTCCGCAAACGTTGTGTCACCCTGATAAAAAATATCGTTTATGTCACTCATGTAATCGGCCCCAAACAGTACAGCTTCTTCGTCGGTGCCGCCGAACGGTTCGTTGTTCTTCCATTCGTAAATCATTTTGCTCGAGGAAACAAAAAGAGGATCTTGACTGAATGACGCCAATGCCGAGTTAACGCTATTACTGGCTGTGTTATGAATGAAATCCCTGTGTTGATTTGTGCGGTCGGTCTCCCGCGCTGCTATCAACTGATTCGTTATGTCTTCGTTTTTATTAAGTGCCATTAGTCAATCCACGGTAAAAAACTAAAAAAGCCACCCTTCTCTTGCTCCTCTTCTGAATCTTTAATACTGTTGCCTTTCTCGTCGTATCCTTCTGGAATTTTGAAACCAAATTCTTCGGTGTACAGCTTGAGTAGAGCCTGTTTTTCAGTCCCATCCTTCATCCTCACAATATCAAAAATAGATGGAAAGTTTCCGTCATCATCTTTTAGGCGTGCGTTTTCTGGAACCTTCTGAAACGCCTCAAACGCTTCTTGTTGAGCTTCCGATGGGAGCCCTGCATCTTGCCTATTTTTCTTGTTATTGAGCTCTGTCGCTCTTTCAGCAATGTGTTCTTTGACCAACTCTAAAGCCAATTTCCCGCGCTTCATTGGGTCAGATTCCATCTGGACTTGATCCCAAATGATGGAGCGTTGATCTTCGTAGGCCATAAACACTTTATCCGCTTCGGTTAGATCGCCACCGCCGAAGGCGGCAAACATTCGACTTTCTTGTGGTGCCACGCCGTATTCGTTTCGGAGGCGTCGCATCGCCTCATAGCCTTCCATCCCTGCGGGATGATTTTTGTCGTCCCATCGATTGATTGTGATACGCGCTTGTTCGGCACGAGCCGCGATGTTAAGACGATCATCAACGGTGAGCTCTAGATCGTTTAGGATTACTGCAAGCGCCTTAGAGCTTGTGTAGCCATAAATGCGCTCACCCGAATATCTCATCAAAGCCAGTGGGCTTGAAACGAGCGGGCCTTGCAATGCGGTTGCAAGTGTGTTCCTTAACGACATCCCCTGATCATGCGTAATCACATCAGACTTAACTGCTGAGTCTATGAACGTGTCCCAGGTTTCAAAATTATGGAACAAATCCCCACTCTTAATATCCACTGCCAACACTGAGTCAGTGATCTCAACGGGAACCCGTTTGGGCGATTTAAGCATCGCAGCCCCAATCGCATTAACATTGCCTTCCTGGTATCGCTTTTCATGTTCATAGAGCTTATCCTCTAACTCCTCGCTCACCTTCAACCATTTTTGTTTGTCCTCCGTGGTGAAAAACTCGGCGTAGCGTTTGTAGTCTTCAGTGAGATCATCATAAGTTCGGTTGGTTGGCAGTTGCTCATAGGTAATCGGAAACTCGTCCTCTACCTGTCGATTGATCCATCGATAACCCTTTCGCAACAAGTGCCGCATATCACCAATGCGACCTGGAGAATTACGCGCCCAGTCCTGCATCTGCTCTTGCATCCATTGATTTGCAATCCGTCTTTTTTCCAGAGCGGCTTTTTCATCGAGTTCATGCGGATTAAAAAACGCAAGGGCATCGTCGCGTGTTGAAATCTCGTCCACTTCATCTAAATCGATTGCGTTCGCTAAATCGCGCTCAACTCGGCCCTGACCGTAAGCAATGTGTCTGGTATGCGCCCAACCCGAAACCTGCATTCCGTGTTCACGAATCTTCTGTCCTGCCTTTGCTAAGAACTCTGCTTTTGATTGTTTGTCGGTCAGCGTAGCTGCGATCTCATTCATTTGTGCAATCGCGCTTGCAGTGTAAGTCCCGAACATCACCTCATGCCCTGGAATCTTTAATTTGTCTCCTAATTCGTTTGTGGTCTCAACTTCCCACTCGGTTGTTTTCGCCCTATTCAAAAGCTCAAGTTCTACGATATTAAATTTGCTCCAGGCGGCTCCACCCTGCGCTGCCTGATCCGCTCTGTGCATAAGCATACCGAGCTTTGCCAAGCCTTCACCAAGCGTCACACCCGCTTTCCCCTTTGATGCCAGGGCAGCAGCTTCGGCATTCATGTCTGCTTGACCCGCTCGAATATCGATCATGTAATTTTGCGGATTGCGAAGTTGAGCTTGTTGCAGTGTTGGGCTTTGTTGTGTGATCCCAGTGCGATAGGCTTGTCCGACCGACACCGAAGTCTGAGGCGTGTATTTAGGTATTCTCATTGTTACGAGTAATATGCGTTAATCCCGCCCATGATGCCGCCGATCAGGTTCGAGGTTGCTTGATTTTGATAATTCATTGATAGGAGTGTTCCACCGCGTCGAAGAGACGCTGCGTTGACTCGAGCATCACGGATCATTCCGTTTGCTCTCGAGTTTGCTTCTTCGTTAATTAAATCGCGTTGTAGTAAGGCTGTAGAGACCAACACTTCGCCCCGCTCTTTTGCACCAAGCCAGGTGAGCTCACCACGCCTAATGCCTTCTTGTCCGATCTTTGTGAGAGTCGCGACACCGACCTTGCCCATATACTCTTGCTCTCGACCGAGCTCTTTAACCGTTTGGGACGCGACATGTACTGGCGACCCTACACCGACTTGAACACCAGAGGCACCCCACGCTGCTGTTTGATCAGAGATCATATGCATGGATCGATATTTGTGTCGATAAATCGACTCATCGAGCTCCATGCTATAGAGCGCCAGATTTTCTGTGGCAGCATCAATGTGCGCGAGGGCGTTTTGTTCACCGACCCGCCAAATGGATTCGGCGTTGAGGTTTGCTGTTGCCAGAACCGCTTCGCCGTTCAGTTTAGCAATGCGTCTCAGTTCACTCGCATTGATCTTGGCAGCCGATACAAGATCATCAGCATTAGCGTTACCAATCTCAAGAGCTTTGGCAGCAGCCTCTTGATTGGCTTTGTAGCCCATATATCCAGAGATCAAATTTCCAAATATAGCGAGAGCACTCATAAATTTACCCTGAGTAGACCGCTACGGTGCCAAAGATCGACAGGATGTGTGTCGGCCCTGGCAAGTCTTGAGTCACGGTGATCGTGCCTTCAAGATCGTAGCCTGTGTTTTGAATTCTTACGTCACCTGTTGTTTTGGGTTCGGGTGTTCCCATTCCAGTGTCGGGATCTCGAACGGGCGGCATGATGGAATTGATCTTTGGAAAAAATGAATCATGCAGCCGCACATAAATTTCGTTCCAACGTTTCTTTCGGCCTTGCGCTGTCCCTGCGGGGTTTGCACCCTCAACGGGCATCGTGGTTAAGGTCGATGTGTATTTGATGCCGATGTCTGCCGCCGACACCGTCGAGCCGAGTGTGATCGCACCGCTTGCGACAGTGGCGTCGGGATAGACCGCCTGATCGCCCAGGATGGAGACCGACTTGTCTTCAAGGTGAGTGAGACCAGAGATCGAAGCTGTTGCGCTGCCCGCGTATTGAAGACCGCAGTCAACATTGATATTGGGATCAAAGTATTCGATGTAACGTTTGGTCGCGCCATCTATGGTGCGTTTAACCGCAACCCACACCTCGTCTCGACTTGTGATTGGAATCACCGCAACCGATTCAAAGGTGCCGTCTGTGGTGTGGCGATGCCAACCGACAATCTGTCGCGCCTTGTCGTAGGTCATGCCGATGAGGACGCCGTCGTTGCGAATCGCCCACACGATGGTGTCGGGTGTTGCCTGGTAGGCCATCTCTTTTATGCCGCCAGAGGTAATGTGTTCGGCCAGGAAGGTGAGGTCTTCTGACTCATAAATGTCCTGGTTGAACTGGTATTCGTAAGAGCGCACTTTGGTGCCCGTGCCATCGATAAAGAGTGTTTGATAACCAACGTGCCTGGGCTGTATGTTTTGCCCGCCATAGGACGTTTGGCGCGTGACCTGCACATTGGATGGGGTCAGTGCAGCGTTGCCGCCAAAGACCTTAAATTCGCCGCCTGACGTACCCACGATGAGCACCTCAGTCGAGCTCATCCACTGCACCTGGTTCACTTTATAGGACGAGATCGCGTACTCGAGCGCGTCATCGGCGTTGTTGCCTGTGGTGAAGTCCTCGAAGGCGTCGGTCTTTGATCCAAAGATCGATTGCGGTTTTGCGGTTGTGCCCCCGAACCATAAGCGTTGCTGATGGAAGGTCACCGCAGTTGGGTAGCCGTCCGTGGCGTCCCACTTGGGTGCGGTGAAACTGACATCGGTCAGCGCCCAAACGGTGTTGGATGTGCGGGCCAGTTTGCGAGGGTTGTGTGAGGGATGCACGATGTACATCACGTCGGCTGATTGCGCGACCTGGATGTCGTCGAGTTGGGCCTCGGTGTACGGTGTTGCAACCTCAACTGGCGTGCCCGACGATTCTATTCTGCCATTCTGTGTGTAAAAGCGGATGTAGAGGTTTCCAAACTCAAGCACATAAGACTGAGCTCTGTTGAATTCAAAACGAATCAGTCGAACCTTTTTTGAACTGTCTTTTACTTCCGCAACAAATTGCGTGCCAGGTCGGCGTTGTACACCGCCGTGCGGCTTCACCACAAAGTTTTCACACGTCTTGAGCGCGTTCTGATACCGCTCGGTGTCGGTGCGCCCCATTAGGTACGGTGACAACTCCCCCGTCAGGAAGTTGGTGATTGTTGCATTCGCTCGCGCCATTTACCACCACGCCCTGCCAAATCGAATGCCCGAGCTCGTCACACCTTCGCGCACCTCCTCGAGCTTGGTTGAGACCCAGTAATCACGCGAGGATTCAATGTTATCGACTGTGCGAGCTTCGTCTAGCTTTTGCAAATAGAGTGCCCACATCTGCTGTTGTGCTGAACCCGACTGGATCAATGCGTAGGACGCATCGGCTGCAAGGCGTGCGCTGATCGCCGAGCCCAGGAGCCCGTCAATGTCGCCGACCTCATCGGGCCGACCAACGAAACGGATCTTGCAGGTTGAGGCGTCCGTCAAAATGCTTCTTCCTTCAATCTTCCATTTATCGACCGACGTGGTTTCTTCCATTTGCAAAACGCGAATGCAGTACGGATCGGTTGGCAAAGGGTAGCTGTAAGTGAATTCAAACGCAGGGGTCGTTGTTGAGGCCACAAGCTGTGTTCTGTGAATCAGGCAGTTCCAGGGGAATGCCCGCATGACCGAGTCAGCGACACCGTCGTAAATTTGTGACATCACATTGGCTTCGGTTGTGCCGTCGTCGAGTGATGTAATTCGATCCGCGCCGAGGTGAGTCAGCGCATCGTTTATAAGAGAAATTTTTGAGAATGCCATTTAACGTTTCCCGCGTCTCCAACTTCGGTTTTTTGCTCGAGTAGCTACACTCAAGTTCTTTTTTGCATTGTTAGAAGGATTGCGATCTTTGTGATGCACGTCCTTCTTGTCACCTTTCCGTACTCGTCCCGCTGCCGCCATCAAACGACGCGCTGCGTTACGGTGCGCCCTTCGCTTTTTCTGCTTTAGGGTGCCGTGGTAACTGTCGTATTCGTTTCTGTAATTTCTAGCCATAATAGAAAGGGGGCTCCGTAGAGCCCCCGATCAACCACAGGAGAGAGAAATCAGGCTTATGCTTCGTGAGCCTGCACCTTAACCACGCGCTCTTCTTCCACGCGTGTTGCTTGCATACTCCAGGCCATGTACACCTGCCATCCGTATGACTTATCAGGTCGCTCGTCCATCTTCGTCATCATGTCCTTGCCAACAGCAAGACCAAGACCACGCTTTTGGAATGCGATGCAATCACGTTTTGACGACGCAACAGCCAAACGCTCGCTCTGGATAAAATTGAACCCTAAGAAGGTATCAATCTCACCGTTGACGAGAGCTTTGACGCTGTTGTAGTCGGCACTCGTGATTTGTGTGACACCGAGTAAGTCTTCAAGCTGACGAGCACCGCACACAAAGTAACGGTCTTCGCTTTCAACTTCGTTGGCATCGAGTATGCGCTTGGCTTCCAAAATCTTTGCAAGCGTCAGCGCAGCAGTGCCAGACTCAGCGATAATTTGACCCGCAGGTAACGCGACATTACTGCCCGCGCCATCCACGGCATTGCCAGTTGCGGCTGCAATGATCAGGTCATCGATAGCACGTCCCATCGCCCAACCACCTGCTTCCGTGTACGGCCCTTTCGGATCGACGATCATTCGAACGTCGTCCGTCCAGTCGTGCATGGTTGCCCAGTGGTAATCGGTCAGGGTAACGGTGCGTCTCGAGTGAACCACTTCCACGTTGGGTGTATCAGCGTAGCGTGTCGTTTTGTTGACAGCGGCTGTTGCACCTAAACGTTCGAAGTGTGTCTTCTCCGCGTTGGTTTCTTTTGACCAAACCAAGTTACGAAGTTTTGACCCTTTCTGTTGCGCCAGTTGCATTACTGCATCTTGATACTGTTGGGCGTACCATTGCCCGCCTGTATAGGCCATAAGAAAGTCCTCTTGTTGAATTAAAAGTTTTTCAACGAGCTACCCTGGTCGGACTCGTTTGCATTTAACGCCTGGTCGGCGACGACGTGCCTGGTCGTAAGGTACTGGGCCGTTAGGTTATCCAGCGAGCTCCGCTTCAAATCGTTTAGAAAAATCTGTCGCGGGTTCATCATTTTGGTACGCAGCCTGGTAGAGCCGTGACACCCGATCCACTTCCGCGTTGTGCTGCGGATGCGAACTGTCGTTGTACGGATGGGATGCGTTACCTAAAATTTCATTAATCTGTGTGCGTGCCTCTGCGGGTGTAGATCCGCTTCGGGTTGAGCCGCCGAGATTCAGTGCAGCGTCTTCGGTGAGGGTCTCACCAATCTTTGCAAATGTTTTAATCATGGCAGGGCTGTCTCCGAGTCCTGTGGTGTTCAACATATTGACCATCGCTTCGTCGCCGTAAACTTGGAGTGCGTTACGGGCATCGCCAAGTTTTTTGTCGAACGCCTGACCCCATTCGCTCTTGAGCTCTTGCAGCGCGTGATCCTGTGTGGCTTGCATCTCTTCTGATACGTTCTGGTTTCCAGAGTGCATCCAGTTGATAAGCTCTGACGCCTGTTTGTTGTTGAGACCGACCTCGTGCATCTTTTCCAAAAAGGCTTGTTCGGCCTCGGGATCGCCTGGGAGATTCTCAGGGCGGTCGATGCTGTAGCCATCGGCGTTTTCGGGGCGTCCGAGTTTGTTGTAGAAACTCGCCCAGTCCTCCTGCGGTGATTCGGGAGTTGGGATTGTTCCGAGTCCTGGGATGCCGTTCAGCTTGCCTTTGAAATCGCTCCAGGCTTCTTCACCTGCGTCCTGGCCTGGAATACGGATTGAGCCTCCAATATACGACTGTGCATCGACGTATGCTTTCGCGAGCGTGCCGACATCGGGAATATCCTTGAGCGAGCCCGCCTCGCGGAGCTCCTCGGGAAGATCCGAACGCCAGGTGCCAGATGAAGTGTCGGTCTGTGTGGGTTCATTGGTTAATGCGGTGCCTTCGTCTGCCATAACTAGTTATCCTTTTGTTGGGCCAGTGTTAGTAGATACGTCACCACGTCTCTTTGCCCTTCCCGAAACGCGGTCTCATATGGGTCACCAGGAACATGAGATGTCCTGAGACCATAGATTTCTAAAAGGTTCTGCAATACCTCCTCACCCTCTGGATTGTCGATTACTTTTTTCCAATTGCGCTCGAGCGCCTTGGGGTCGTTCACTGTTGTAAGCCTTGCAGCACCGCTCCAACCTGGTCAGGGCCAACCTCATCAATGGCGCCCGCTACGTCAGCGGCCTGACCCGCTTGCTCGAGACCTTGCTGTTGCATCATCTGCTGCTGCATTGCGGCTTGCTGTTGTTGTCGCTGTTTCTGTTCGCGAGCTATTTCCTCTTCGGATTTCATTGCCTCTGCGGGTACACCGACACGCTTGGCAATCAAGCGTCCGATCTTGTTGAAGTCAACCACGTCCATTACGGATGGGTTGATCTGTGCCATACCGCCGAGTTGTTGGAACCAACGTTCGATAGCAAAGACCTCCTCGAGCCGTTGAGCTCGTGCGAGCGGTGAGACGTATTCGATGTCGAGGTTCGAGTCGTATTCCATCACGCTTTGTGGCGGCGGTAAAAATTTGTTTGATCGGTGCATCAATAAAAAGATGCGGCTGATCATTGGGTTTAAGAATTCACTCTGGAGTCGTCCGACGACGGGCCCGAGGATTTGTTGCATGAGCTCCATACGCGCACGGACTTCTGTTGCGGTCATGTTCGGGCCTTCGTGCAGACGGAGTTTGTCGTTGTGGAACGCCTTCATGATGTTGTCGATGAGCTCGCCGCTTTTGATCTGCGACACCTGCCACTGAGATCCCGACAGAAACGGTTTGATGCCGTTCACGTCACGCACATAGGTTAAGCCGCCTGGATCAAGACGAAGATCGCCGATGATGCCGTTGTAGGTGGAGAGTGTGGGCGGGTCGATGGATTTTTCCCATGCCCGCATCTCGAATTGTTTTGCGGCGTTGAGGGTGCGGATGTCTGCTCTTGCGTTGAGTGCGGGAGAGAAACCGTACACGTCGCCAGAGAGTTTCGACCAACGCGGAACCATCCACGGAAATTCGTAGTAGCCGCCGTCTTGAATAATCTTTTGATCTTTCACCATGACCCAAACACTTGCAAAGGGTCGTTGTTGCGGCGGTGTCATTTTCTCAACCACGATGGGGATGTCGGGTCGTGGGTAAACCGCATGAATGAATTCAAACTCCTTGTCGGGTTTGCCCTGCTCCATTGCTGTTCTGATCGATTCACCAAGATCCCATTTGTCGCCCCACAGTTGTACAGCTTGACGGGCGGTGAGTCTGAGTTTTCGGTAGACGGTATCAACGAAGCCGTCGAAGTCTTCACTGATTGCGACTTCGGAAAGATGTACGGTGCGAAAGTTTATGGTGTTGTCCGTGTCGGCGTCGTCGGATCGTTTGTGTGAACGTTCAACGAGCATCGCAGCGGTGCCAAAACAACACAGGTCGAGGTAGAGCTCATTGACCTCGGAGTTGAAGTTTGATTCGTCGAGGGATTTGTAAATGCGGTCGGTGCAATCCTCGAGCCACGTAACGGCCTCGTCGTTGTTGTTGAGCTCTTCGTCGCGGAAGCGAACATGAAACCAACGGCCTGACGGTGCGGTTAATGCGCCGTGAAGGCCCGATGCAAGGTTTTCCAGGGCTGTGGTCGCAGTGGAGTCATAGATGCCCTCGTTGCGTTTATCGCCTTTGGTGCGAGCTTTAAGGAACCCTGTTTTTGTTGGCAACACAAAGTGTGCAACCTCTTCCCACAGGTTGTCCCAGTTCTCACGCTGATTTTTAAGATCGTTACAGCGTTTGATAATGTGCTTCGCGTCGGCTTTGCCCAGTGACTTGCGGTCGAGGACGTGCCCGTATTTAGGTTCTGCCATGATTTAGACCGCTGTTAGGATTCGACGGGTGACGCCTTTCCCGTAGTCGTCGGGGGTGAGACCGCTGCCGCCCGTCATAATGGTGGAGAGAAACCCTTGCTCACCAGAGCGCATGGCGATCCAACGTCGATAGTCCTCAAAGGTTTTTACCCAATCGGGTGCCTCGTAAGGAATACCGCGTGCGGCGCGTTCGGCCAATGCGGTTGCACTGAGCAACCGATCCTCAAGATCGGCAATTGCTGCATCAACGTTGGATGAATCTGATTGAGAACCGTCGCCGTTTCCGTTTCCGTTTCCGTTGCCATTTCCGTTACCGTTTCCATTACCGTTCCCATTACCGTTGCCGTTACCGTTGCCATTGCCATTGCCATTGCCATTGCCATTGCCATTACCGTTTTCTTTAGGCTTTAGGGAGTTAATTTTTCTGTCTGCAAGGTCTTGTGAACGTCCATAGTTTCCAGTTGTGCCGCCGTGTAGGTGAGCGAGCCCTGGTTTTTTTGAAAAACGGTTGATGGTGTCTTGGGCTCTATCGAGCTCCTGATTGGCATACATTGAGCGAATGGTGTTCTTCTCAAGAGGAGTGAGCTCTGCTTTTGGGTCGGGTCTGCGAGAAAGAAATCCCGAAAGATTAGGGGGATCGACTGGTTGTTGAGGATGCCCGCCGATACCCCATGTTGGTAGTGTTTTTGGATTTCGCTTAAACTTAAAGGTTGCCATGTGTTATCCCAGTGCGCGGATGACCCGCGTCGGTCGTCCAAATTGATTGTGTGCCATCTCGTCCCATCCCATACAAAAGGTTCTCATCGCGTCGGCTGCGTGTGAGCTCCAGTCGTGCAGGGGTCGGGTTTTCCAGGTCTGGTGTTTCTCGTCGAATTCTTTGCGATACGCGGCGAGGCAATCGATGCCGTGGCCCGTCTTTTCATCATCGAACCAAAATTTGTTAAAGGTCGAACGGATGCAGTTAATGCCGTCATCGACGGGTGATTTCCGAACGACGGTGAGAAAGAGCCCGAGGTCGCGGGCCATCTCGAGTCGCGACTTGCCCGATGCAAACTCACGGGCCTGGATGTCGTGCGGTGCGAAGTGTTCTGCGTAGGTGTAGGGTTTCTGTTTAAGAAGGTTCACGTAGTACGGGAGACCCTCTCCTGCGTTCTCCTCGTAGTCGATGACGTGGAGCTTGTTGTGCATGGGTTGGATAAACCAGATCGCGGTGGAGTCGCCGATACCGATGTCCCATCCTGTATAGACGGGGGCGTTGGCTGTCCACGGCACCGAGGTGATGCGGTTGTCGGCACGAGCGCGGTCGAGTTGATCTTTTAGGTAAGCGCCAGGGAGTGGAGCGTCCCAGGAGCAAAAGTATTCGGATTGGATGAGCTCTTCGGGCATCCCCTCATCGCGTTCACGCTGTATGGCCTCAGAGTCGAGGAGCTCGGTATCCTCGACCGTGAGGCGTTGGACGAACCAATCGGTGTTCTTTTCGGCCATCGTGAAGAGACGGTAGCCGTGGTTGCGACCACGCGGTGTGAAGTTGAAGACGGCCCAACCGTTATTGAGGGCCAGGATCGGTCGTATGAGCTCCCAGGCTTTCGGATTCTGTAGTGCGTATTCTGAGAAGACCACGCCGACGGGGTTGGTGCCGACAATGGTGTCGATGTTGTCGGTGCCCACGAGTTGTAGGACACTGCCGTTTTTGAGTGTGACCCGCATCTCGGTGTTGTTGAGATTGCGGATAATTTGTTTCGGAATGTGATCGAGAAATCGGAAACCCTCGTTGGACATGCCCGCCCAAATGACCTTCTTCGCTTGGTTATAGGTCGGTAGCGTGTAGAAATAGGTGCCACGGCGCTCTAGCGCCTTCTTAATGGTCAGGTTCCATAGGGTAAGGTCTTTACCCGCCCGACGGTGCCACACGAGACAGGCGCGTTTGTAGTCGCTGTCGAGTGCGGCGAAAACGCCAACCTGATATTCACGCGGCGTGAATTGATGTGGGATGTTTAATTCGATTTTGAAATATCCTGAAAAATTTCTCGCGAGCTCCCCACGTAGAAAGCCCCCGCCCCGCGATTTGGGGGGGTACCCCCCCTGCGATGCGCGAAAACGAACCCCCCCCCTCGCCTAGAAAAACTTCGTTTTTCTACCTCGTCGGGTTTGTAACCCGAAGGTGACCCCCCCATACCCCAGTGTTTTCAACGAAAACTGGGCAGTCAGTCCACAAATTGGTACACAATTATTCCATCTTGCGGTCGAAGCGGGTCACATTCACACCGAGATGCGAATGAGTCTCATTTTCAACGTCAAAACTATCATCGCGGCGGGCAGGTTCGACGCTTTCGCTCCCATTTTTTCCTGAGTTCGAGCTCTCGAACTGAGTGAGATTGACAGTCAAATCAGCGTCTTCCGTGTTCGTCATTAATGAGTGATGCAACGTTGCAAAACGGAAAGGCATGAGCCTGGACAGGATACGTTCTTCGAGCCCTTCGTTGCCCGCCTTGCGAGCTTTTGCGAGGAGCTTGAGGTATTCCTCAACTGGATCAAACCCGAGCTCAATCAGTCGATCAGCCGCTGACAAACTGAACTTGTTCTTACCTCTCGTCTTGGTCTTGCGACCAAGTCTTCCATTCGCTTTCTTCTCCATGGGTGCTGGGACATCATCTCGTTCAACTGATTCGCCGTTTCGAAAGTTTCTCCCTTCACCATTCTTCACGCCTTTCGGGCGACCAGGGCCGCCGCCGTGACCTTTCTTGAATCGTGTAGGATGCGGATCAGCAGTGGTGCCAATCGATTTGCGTTCATCTTCCATAGATTTTTTAATGTGTCTCGCTTGATGAGCTTTGATCGCACGCATCTGCCAAATAAAAAACCGACCATGAGGTCGGCATTAAGCTCCGCGTGGATTCTATTATACTGATGATTGTGCTAGTCGATTTGCTTTTCATTCCATTCACGGATTGCAGCGCGAAGTTCCCAATCCGCTGCACTGAAATAGCTCACCACGAGCTCAAGATTCTCTTCGTCGAGCAATCGCCAATGCTTACGCCGCAACGAACGCGCCTTGCGACGTTGCGATGGCACAGAATCA